GTCTATCTCGCAGCAGGTGATTACACGGTAGATGTCGGTGCTGGCGGCACGAGTGGTTCATCTGATGTTTATGGTGCTTCGGGCAAATCGTCATCTATCTATTCATCTACTCGCACCTACGAAATAACTGCTGTCGGTGGCGGCGCAGGTGCTTCACCCTTGTATTTCAATCAAGCGATGTTTGGTGGCACGGGTGGCGGCGCAAAGAATAACGGAACAGGTGGAAGTGCTATCCAGACACAGGGCTACAACGGCGGTAATGGCGGCTCTAGCGGTGCGTATGAAGGTGGCGGCGGCGGCGGCGGTGGTGCAGGCGCAGTTGGCTCAAACGGTGCATCCAATGTCGGCGGCAACGGTGGCGCAGGACTAGACATCTCAACTTGGCTTGGTCAGTCTGCTACCACGACCTACAAAGGTGGTGGTGGTGGCGGTGGTGGCTCAGGCGGCAACGGCACGGCAGGTTCGGGCAACGGCTCAGCGAACACAGGTGGCGGTGGTGTGGGTAGGGCAAGCACGATTAGTTCAGACGGTGCGGCAGGGTATTCAGGCATCGCCTATGTGAGATTCAAGTGATTGCGTATCTCGCTGGTATGCCACGAAGCGGCTCAACGCTGTTGGCAAGCCTGCTGAATCAGAACCCTGATGTGTTTGTGTCGTCATCCAGCCCCGTGTGCAATCTGTTGTGGCACACACACGAATTGTGGGATAACCAGATTGCTCTTCATGCCAACCCAAACAACGATGCGAAGCGTCGTGTTCTCGGCAACCTGATTGGTGACTTCTACGCAGACCGCAAAGAATCGCTCGTCATTGACAAGTCGTTCACTTGGGGAACGCCAGAGAACCTGAACATGTTAATGCAGTACGCACCAGACCTGCCACGATTCATAGTGATGGATAGACCTGCCGATGAAGTAGAAGCGTCGTTTCGCAGACTCATGGGCAAGTATCCGAACAGCGTGTTTGAGCCTGCCGACGAACTGCGAAGCGGCATTATTGCTCGCTGTGAGCGTTCACGGAATCACCTGCTTTCTTTCGTGCCAGAACTTTGCATCGTCGTTTCATACGACGCACTCGTGTCATCGCCGCAGAGCGTCATCAAGTCCGTGTACGCACACTTCGGTATGAGCGAGTTCACACACAACTACGACAATGTTGTGGGAACATCAACCGACAACGATGCCGTGTGGGGTCTGCCCACGATGCACGATGTGCGACCAACGATAAGAAAGGCACATTATGTCTGAGAATAGAATCTTTGCCAAAGTCGTAGATGGCGTGGTCACTCAGGTTGCTTGTGCTGGGTCGTTTGAGTGGATAGAAGCGAACCCTGACCGCTATGGCGATGTGTCATTGTGGCACGATGCCCACTTTGAGACAGAAGGCAAGAAGTACGCTGGTATCGGTGACCGCTACGACGCAGAACTAGACGAGTTCGTTTCACCTGCCACCGAAGTAGCCGAATGACCACGAAAGTAGGGAAGATGAAATTGGACAAAAAGCAGCAGGCTATGTTGAAGTCGTATCTGCGTTCGGCACTGGCGGCAGTTGTTGCCGTTATGGCGACAATTGACTTCACTTGGCGAGATGTCCTGAAGGCTTTTGTCGCCGCTTTGATTCCGCCAGTTATCCGCTGGTTGGACCCCAAGGATAGGGCGTTCGGTCGCACCACTTCCAGCCGATAAACAATTCCGCCCTGCGGGCGGATAGAATTGAGGCATGACAATGAAACTGCTAATGGCTATTGTATTGGCGTTGATGCCTACGCACTCTCAGGTGCGTTACCCTCAGCACTGCCCAGAGTACGCTTCTGCGGTTTTCCGTGTCGGGTTCCGAAACGAAATGCCGACAGCCCTCAGGGTGATGCACAGGGAATCTAGGTGCATCCCGACGGTGATGAATCCCAAGGACCCGAATGGTGGCAGTATTGGTTTGTTTCAGATAAACATGTTTTGGTGTAAGCCGTCACGCTATTATGCCGAGGGATGGTTGCAGTCTCAAGGTGTTTTGGAGAACTGTAGCCAGTTGTATAATCCTGTGACGAATATGGTTGCCGCTAAGGCAATATATGATTATAGTGTTGAGCATAATGGGGGTAACGGCTGGCAGCCGTGGGGATTATGAACATTCAGGAGTTGTTGCACGAAAAAGAGTGGCGGTTGTGTCGTGGCGCAGACGATACCGTTGACGGGCAGTTGGCTGGGTTCGCATATTTTTGTGAGAACTACTGGTTTATCAAGCATCCGTCCAAGGGGCGGATTTTGTTCAAGTTGCGTGACGCTCAGATGGAAACCGTCAGGGTGTGGATGTCGGACCGCTATACGGTTGTTCTGAAGGCACGCCAGATTGGGTTTTCTACTTTGGCTGCCGCTTATGCGTTTTGGATGACATATTTTTTTCAGGACCGTTTTGTGATTATGTTGTCACGCACTGAGCGTGAGGCGATGAAGTTGTTGTCTAAATCTAAGTATGGTTACAAGTTTTTGCCGTTTTGGATGCGTGAGAAGGGTCCGAAGCAGACGACCGACCATCAGTTGAAGATGACTTTTGATAATGAGTCGGCGATTGAGTCGTTGCCGTCTGGGTCTGACCCTGCCCGTGGTGAATCTGTCTATGCGGTGTTTGTGGATGAGTGGGCATTTTTGCCCAACCCAGAGGAAGCGTGGGCGAGTATTGAGCCTATTGCGGATGTCGGTGGGCGGGTGATGGGTCTTAGTACGGCTAATGGTTCTGGCAACTTTTTTCACCAGTTGTGGGTCGGCTCCCAAACGGGAGCCAACAAGTTTACTGGGATTTTTTATTCGTGGGATGCGGACGGTGAGCGTGGCGAGGACTGGTACGAGGACAAGGCACGCAACATGCAGTCTTGGCAGTTGCATCAAGAGTATCCACGCAACCCCAGCGAAGCGTTCATCAAATCTGGCAATCCTGTGTTTGATACCGATTTGTTGGATGAACTGGAACCTCAGGAGCCGATGCGTGGCTATTTCCATCATTATGCGGATGGGTCTGTTTCGTTTATTGAGTCCGAGGATGGCGAATTGACGGTGTGGGGTACGCCTGAGCCTGATGGTGTTTATGTGATTGGGGCTGATGTTGCCGAAGGTTTGTCTTATGGTGACTATAGTTCGGCGCATATAATCAATGCGCAGGATGGTGTGGTTGTTGCTCATTGGCATGGTCATATTGAACCAGATTTGTTTGGTGAGGCGTTGGCTGATTTGGGTTGGTGGTACAACAACGCCTTGTTGGGTATTGAGAACAACAACCACGGCTTGACTACTCTCAAGGCTGCGCAGCGTGTAGGTTATAGGAATTTGTATCGGACACGGAAACTGGGCAACATTAGGTCTGAGGCGACCGAGCAGTTGGGTTGGCGGACCACTACGACATCTAAACCGTTGATGATTGACGAGTTGTCTGCCGCCATCAGGAATCAGGACCTTGGTTTGTTTTGTGTGAAAACGGTTGCGGAGTTGCGGACTTTTGTTCGCAAATCCAATGGGCGTATGGTTGGCAGCCCGTATGATGACCGCACCATCAGTTTGGCTATCGCTAATCAGATGTTGAAGTATGTTTGGTTGCCTGAGTATCAGAACCCGAATATGGTTCCCAAAAACAGTTTGGCTTGGTGGGAGGGTCATATTATGGGTCGCCCGACGACCCAAAAAGTGCCTTTGGGGGCGCATAATATTCGTTCTGCCGTCAGATTCTAGTTTTTGGGGAACGAGGCGGGCATAAATGATGATTATTGCTTGCGATGAATGCAGAAACGATTTTGAGGTCGTAGAATTGCCTCGCCGTGGCAAGATTTGCTTCAAGTGTCATGTAAAAACCATTAGATTGGGTTTCACGCAGGGCAAAGAGGAGTTTCACGGTCCTACGATTCGGGAACGCCAAGAACAAACAATTCGGGACGCTAAAATCAACGGCTATAATCCCGAACCTGTTGGGACTCGCTGGGTTTGATGTATGGAAGCCGTCTGGGTCCCTATTGTCGTTGCTTTGATTACGGGTCCTGCGGTTGTTGTGCTTCAGAAGTTACGCAAGGAGAACAGTGACCAGCACGCCGAGGGGCGTGCGCTACTTGAGCGTGTCGCAGACAAAGTGGACGGGGTGGCAACGAAACTTGATGAACATATCGGCTGGCATAAGGGTAGGGGTAAGTAATGGCTAGGAAACCGCTCAGCGACTATTTGGCAACATACCGCA